GACACGCACGACGGGCCGAGTAAGCTGGACGAAGTACGCTTTGAATTCCTGTGCTACGCCGATAGTTATGCGCTGGCCGCTGATCTCGGCAGCAAGGTACGCGGCGCACTGGATCGCGTTAGCGGCACATACAACGGCGTGAACGTGGAGAGCGTCCAATTCAATGACGTTGATATAGACACGATTGACGCGCCGCGCCGCTTCGCGCAAGTGCTTACGTTTACTTTTCGGATTAAGCGCGATAACGTGACAATACCAAAAGGCCCACCAGTTACTGTAACAGATGGAGATGGTAGCACGCATCAAGTTGATCCGGGCGGAGCATATACTTGCATTCCAGCAACCCCACCTTCTGGCTTTTATTATCAAAGGGTAATTCCATGGGATCAAAATAACAGCGGTTTAGCGTCTTACGTTACTGCTCAAAGAGCTTTAGGTGCTTACGACTATACACCGCCAACTAATCCAAGGACCATTGTGATGTTAGATAACACATACACCGGCACAGATAGCGGCGCACGTTTAGCGGAAAACAATAGATTTAATAATAGGTTTAGGTTTACAAATGACGTAGGTGAACAATATACCGAGGGCTTTGCGGAAAGCGTCAACAATACAAGCACGAATCCACGGTATTGCATTGACCATTTCAATCGATTGGCGTGGTATGTACAAGATGCTTACAATGACCGAGTGCAGCGCACGCCATCAGAAGCATCAACATACGTAAGTTCATTTACGTACGCGGGTTTTAGTGACTGGCGTTTAGCGGATGCATCGGAATACATAGTTGCCGCGCATCATGCCGATTTCGTAAACAGCTACACAGGGGTGTATGCGCCATTTGTAGATGAGGCAACAAGAAATTACGGCGGACAATTTTGGTACGGAACTTTTACGAAAGATAATAAATACTTACAATTGCGCACTAATCTCGCTACGTTTCAAGAAAGGACCGCAACAGATACAAGCGGTCACCTATTAATGGTACGTAATCATTTTACCTGATATTGTTCGTTCAATAATGACTTCAGCAATAAACCTGAAATTGATTAACTTGCACCCATGAAGGTTACAATTCAAAAGGCGTGCAAGCTACGCGGTAAGAATTGGAAGAAAGGCGCAACGCCGTCAGTGACTTCCGACTTTGCTGCAGAACTAAAAGCAAAGGGATACCTCGACGCCCCAAAGAAAAAGAACGACTTAGAAAATAACGATTTAACAGAAGAATAAAATGGCCATTTTTAACGGTACAGAATTGGGTGTATATATCGGCGGCACGCTGATCGCAGCGGCAACAGATTGCTCGCTATCCCTGAACATGGAAACGATCGACATCACCACAAAAGACAGCGCGGGATTTCGTGAGCTTCTTGGCGGTGTCAAATCAGGATCAATGAGCGTGAGCGGTTTGATTGATTACAACGATGCTTCAAATGATGACGTTTCCGATTTGTTTACAGCGTTGGACAATCGCACGGCTTTGACTTTGAAGTTTGCAAAAGCCAACCCAGTTGTAGGCGAGGACTTTAATTATAGCGCCAGCGGATTTATCACCAGCCTTGAGCAGTCAGGCGGCACAGAGGACACAGCTACCTACAGCGCGTCGTTTGAGTTGAGCGGTGCAATTACACAGACTGCTGAATGATCGAAGTAAACGGCACAGAGTACCCGGTGCGGTACAGCATGAAGGCGCTGAAGAAATTCGAGCGTAAAACAAAAGTCAACGTGTTCAGCCTATCCGATCCGTCGAAGCTAAGCGCAGACGCCTGCGCCTACCTTTGCTTTGTCGGCGTTGAATGTGGATGCAGCTTTGAAGGTCAAGACTTTGAAATGGACCTGATGACGTTTGAGGACCACATAACGCTGGAGCACGTCACCCAGTGCTTTGATGCACTCGGCGAATACAGCAGCGAAAAAAAAGCATAGACGGCACAGATAAGCCGATTGGCTGGCCTGATATTATTCGGATGGGGATGGGCATTTTACGCCTGTCCCCTTCTGCGTTTTGGTCGATGACATTCGGCGAGGTAAGCCTTGCACTCGACGCCAACAGAGAGAGCGAAGAGATACGCGAGCGGATGGAGTGGGAGCGCACGCGGTGGCTTGGTTCTATGATCATGCAACCCCACCTAAAAAAAGGGCGTAAATTGCAGCCTAAGGACCTGATGCAATTCCCATGGGAGAAATTAAAGGCCAAGGCCGGTAAGCTTAACAAGGAAGAACTCAGGCAACGAATTATAGAAAGAGATCAATGGCAAAGCTGAACGATTTAATCGTAACCATAGGAGCGCAGACAAAGCAATTCGATAAGGCGCTAGGTGCATCGATGCGAAAGATGCAGACCTTTGGCAAAAACACAAAGAAGCTCGGCAAATCTATGACGATGGGGCTGACTGCACCGATCGCGGCGCTTGGCTTCACAGCGGTGAAAGCATTCGACCAGCAGGCCAAAGCGATTGCACAGGTTGAGGCGGGTTTGAAGTCTACCGGTAACAGCGTTGGATATACTTCGAAGCAGTTGCAGCAGATGGCCAGCGACCTGCAAACGAAAACCATATTTGGGGATGAAGAGATATTAAAGGATGCAACTTCGCAGCTGCTGACCTTCACGAATATTGCCGGCGATCAGTTTGCACGAACGCAGTCGGTTGCTTTGGATCTTGCCACGCGTTTAGATGGCGACTTAAAAAGCGCATCCATTCAATTGGGCAAAGCGTTAAACGATCCGATTGCAAACCTGAGCGCCTTAAGCCGTTCGGGTATCCAGTTCAGCGAAGACCAAAAGCAGGTTATTAAAAGCCTAACCGAAAGCGGGCGACTAGCCGAGGCGCAGACCGTTATACTTGACGAGTTAGAGAAGCAATATGGCGGATCAGCAGAGGCAGCAGCGAAGGCGGGAACGGGTGGACTCAAACAACTAGCCAATTCGTTTGGTGATTTGCAAGAGGAGTTTGGTAAGATTATAATGGACTTTTTGCCGCCGGTCATTGACGGCCTAAAGAATATGCTGGCCACCTTCCAAAACCTCAGCCCGGAAGTTAAGAGGTTCATGGTAATCGGTGCAGGTATCGCGGCGGCGCTTGGCCCGCTGCTGGTTATACTGCCTTCATTAATATCCGGCTTCATGGCTTTGCTCTCTCCTGTTGGTTTGGTCATTGCTGCCGTCGTCGGTTTGGGCATCGCGATTGTAACCTTTGCCGATGAGATAGCGCCGTATATAACCGACGTGATTAATTACTTTATAACGCTCTACAATGAATCGAGCCTTTTGCGTGGCATCATTGGCGGCATTAAAGGCACGGTGCAAGTTGTATTCGATTTCTTCCTGTTAGCGGTGGATTCTGTCATTGGCGCATTTCAAGACCTGGGCGCAATCATTAGCGCGGTTCTCAGCGGTGACCTGTCAAACATAGGCGACGCCATTAGCAACGCATTCAGCAACGCGGCGGATCGAATGGCTACGTTTGGTGAGAAGGCGGCGGAGGACTTTACAGATGCAGTTAACACAGAGTTGGCACGCGAGCCGCTGGAGTTGGTCACAAAAGAAACAGTAGCCAACGCGTTGAGTACGTTGGGGGGCTTAACCAATTTAATACCGTCAGCCATTAGCGGCGGCGGCGCAGGCGGTGCAGATACAGGGTTGCAACCATTAGCCGTCAAAGGTGGAACAGCAGGAGCGCCAAGCCCGCAACTTGTAACGGAAAGCAGCACAGCCGTCAGTGAGTTAGCGGAAAACCTAAAGGCAGGCCGCAAGGAATTGAGTATGATGGTGGATATGGGGCCAGCAGTTGAGGGCGCTTTTGCGGGTATAGGTATGGCGATCGGTGGACTGATTGCGGGCACGGTGCAAATGAGCGATATATTTTCGCAGGCGGTTCTTGGATTAGCTAGCCTGTTAATTGATCTCGGCCAGCAATTTATAGCCGCAGGTATTGCGGCCAGTACTTTCTTTGTATCGCTTACCACCAACCCACTGGCAGCCGTGGCCGCTGGCGTTGCATTGGTTGCAGCGGGTGCAGTGATTAAAGGACTGAGCACACGGATGCAAGGCAGCCCGCCAGCACTGGCAAAGGGTGGCCTGGCCTTTGGCCCTACGATGGCAATGGTCGGAGATAACCAAAACGCAAGCGTCGACCCTGAGGTAATCGCGCCGCTGAGTAAACTACAGAGCATGATGGGAGGCCAAGCCGTACAGGTGACCGGCAAGATCTCAGGCCGCGATATACTTTTAACGAGTGAAATGAGCAGCATAGACCGAAACCGAGTAAGGGGATACTAATGGCAACAATCAGATTTTTCGGAGAGTTTCGCGATGATCTTGGCACAGATTGGCGTATCAACTTGCACGATACTGCTTATAATGGAACGGCCACGGAGATAACACTAGGCGCGGAGGGTTTCCAACTGCGATACACAGGCGACAGCGAAAACCGTTTTCAACCTGTCATAGGTTCATCGGTGACGTTTACAATTATGAACGAAGGCGGCACGTTTGAAACGTTTCTAAATACTGTTTTTCCAGCTGCTGAGGAAGGGCGTATGCAGGTCGAGATACGCAAAGACCCTGATGGATTGGATACACTATACTGGGCTGGAATTATTGCAGCCGAGCAGATAGAACAAGAAGACGCACCAGCGCCAAATCTTGTAAATATTCGAGCCACGGACGACATAGCAAACTTAAAAGATGTTTTGTACGACCATTTAACGCAATCATCTCAGCCTTTGCGTGCAATGGTTATGCAGATATTTAACCAAATGCGCACGACCAGTTTATGGAGCGCGTCCGATGCTTTTTTTAGATACGTGAACGATGTTGAAATGGAAGATTACACCGGATCGGATTGGTTCAAAGATGTAAACGTTACGAATTTAATAGTTACAGAAGACAATGAAATATATGACGGCGTGCGGGGGCATAACAGTTTCGAAATACTTGAAAGCCTTGCACTGTCTTTAAATTCCCGGGTATTCCAATCGAATGGATATTGGTGGTTCTTGCCTGTCAATTGTCATCTGCGCGCAAGCAATGGAGTTGATTGGACGGTAGACGTAAAGCAAGTAAACTTAGCTAATGCAAATGTGACACTAACAACGGGCGAAGTGGCAGAGCTTGCCACGGGTTACGTTTCTGAGATTGACGCTAATTTTAACAAAATGGCGGGCGGTACGATTTCAAATTTACCACCATTTAAAAGCGTCAGAAGAACGCGCCGATATGATGGCAACGATTATATTTTCAGCGATTATACGACAGGCATAACGACGGGCGATAATGTTGTTTTTGCAGATACAGACCGCACTTATATTCAGGATTTACAATTTAGCCTAGGCGGAAGCTGTCAAATTTTGCTACCTGCACAGAGTTTTGAAAACAACCCGTTCAACAATGCCGTCGTACAGGTGCAAATGACAATTCAATGCGGGACACTGTATTACACCAATGCGGGATGGACTGCAACGCCGGGAGAACGCACGCAGGCAATTGCAAACTTCCAACGCGGCGAAGGTATTGACGCGGCTTTAACGTGGGGCGTTACAACGGACGAGCTACCAAGCCAGCAGGTTGGACTTGATATTACAATTCAAATCAGAATAATTCAAGTGGGTGTAGACGTCACAAGCGATTACACCAGCACCGGACAAATGATTTTAATTAGTCATCTAAATCTACAGGACGACCAAGGACTTTTGGGAGATGGCCTTTTATATGAAGCCGAAACGAGTCTAAACAATACAATGGTTAGCGACCAAGGCGAGGCGCTACACGGTGACCCACAGGCGACAATTGCAGGGCTTAATTTTATAACCAACTACGGAGCTTTCACAATTGCAGGGGTTGATAATGAATATATCAGCAGCCAAACAACTACGGCAGTGCCGTTGCATCGTCTAGGGGTTGAAGAGGCTATTGCAGGCAGTCAGTTACCGATACCAATAAAGCGCGGGCAAATTTACGGGCGCTTGTTCGAGATGTGGCAAACGATAAAGGAAGGCACGGAATACTTTGCACCGTTTTGTTTTGATGTTGTAATGAACGCACGACAGAGCAATGTGCAGCGGTGGCAATTGTCATTTGACGCGACAAACATAACCAGCAACGAATTGATTTTGCAGAATGATAACGACACGTTACAGACTTCAATGCTGGCCACAAATATTGTTGAAGGTATCGGCACAGTTTCGGAACAGGTCCGGCAATTGCGTGCGGGTGAATTAAGCAGCTTCAGCGAAGTTAGAACAATTTCAAACCGTAGCGGGTCAAATAATTATGTACTACAGCACGACACGCATATTTTTAACTCTTGGATTGGTGGCAACGGCAGCGGCAACCTTTATTTGCCCCTTGTGGCCAACAGCGAAGGGCGAACGATACAAATACATAGTGATGCGACCATTGCAGCCAATCAATTTGTGAAGCTGCTGCCAAATGTTACGGATACAAGTGCAACAATAGACGGCGCAGCAAGTTACAACTTCGACCGTGCTTATGATGGCATCACTATCTTGTGCCACAATTCGAATTGGTATATCATACAGAAAAAGGAAAAGTGATGGAATGGGAATTTGTGGCAATGGTTGCGCCAGTTGTGGCGGGTTTGGTAGGTGTATGGGTAAACCTTAACAGCACGGTGGCACGCCTCAAAAGCCGGGTTATTCAGTTGGAACTAGACAGCAACGAGATAAAGAGCGACATGAAGGAACTACTGGCGAGCGTCCACAAAATCGAGTTAATGATTGCAAAGCTGCAAAAATGATTTGGATTATATTAGCGACCATAACCGTCAACGTCATATATAAGGCCCGCGAGTACGGCAGGGCAGATGTTGCCGACCTCATCATATTGATTGCCGCCTGCGCACTGTTATGGAATTAAGGTATTTCCGCTTCGAAGAATTTGACTGCAAGTGCAAGAAATGCCGCACCAATTCGGAGGGCCTTGGTATCGATATAATGGACATGGATTTTTTAATGATGTTGGACGACGCCCGCCACAAAGCTGGCGTGCCGTTTCGCATTAGCTCAGGCGTGAGATGCAGCGCACACAATCGGGCGAGCGGCGGGAAAAAGGACAGCGCCCACCTTGACGGCTTGGCGGCTGATATAGTTTGCACAGACAGCAGGACACGCGGGTATATACTCGGCGCGTTATATGAGGCGGGATTTAACCGCATTGGCATTCATAAGGAATTTTTACACGTTGACGACCACCCGGCAAAGGATGCCGACGTAGTATGGATCTATGATTAACACAATACGCCCACGAGTCACAGCCCAGCAAAAGAAAGCGCTGGACTTCCTACGCAACAAAGAGCGTAGACTGCTTGTAATTGGTGACCTGCACTGTCCATTTGAGAAGGAAGGCTATTTTGAGTTTTGCCTTGAAACCTACGATAAGTACGCGTGCAATCAAGTAACCTTCATCGGTGACCTCGTCGACTCGCACGCCACCAGCAGGCACGAAACCGATCCCGATGGGGAAAGCGCACGGACGGAGCTGGAGCGTGCAATTGAAGACCTGCAAAAATGGCGGATAGCATTTCCCGTGGCCGATTGCATAATCGGAAACCATGACCGCGTGGTAATGCGCAGGGCGTTTAGCTCATCCATTCCCAGCGTTTGGATTAAGTCCTTTAATGAAGTGTTAGGTACGTCATGGAACTGGACGGAGCGTATCGAGTACGATGGCGTGCAGTACGTCCACGGTGAAGGTGGAACAGCTCGCACAAAGGCAAAGAACGACCTACAAAGCACGGTGCAGGGGCATATACATACGCAGGCTTATGTTGAATGGATGGTTGGTAATCGTACCAAGTTATTCGGTATGCAAGTAGGTTGCGGCCTCGACCGCGAAACGTACGCGGCGGCATATGCCAAGCACTATAAAAAGCAGGCAATAGGTTGCGGCGTGGTAATTGGTGGGCATACTGCGATCAATTGCCTAATGCCGCTTTGACCCTTTTGCGTACATTTGAACCATGTTAGAACTTGCAAAAATGTATTGGTCTGAGATTGCACTGGCGATTTTGACCGCAGCGGGCACGGTTACCGCACTTACCGAAACGGAAAAGGACGATAAAATTGTGGACGTACTAAAGCGGATCATTAACGCAATCGTGTTAGGACGTACAAAGCGGCGAAATAAGTCGTAGATTTGTCACGGTGCAGGTTTATTGATTACCCTGCACTTTGATTATTCATCTAAAGAGCCTCCAAACGTGGGGGCTTTTTTTGTGCCTGTAAAATAATTGCGAAAGTTCTTGCGTGAACGAATGTTCTTTCGTAGTATTGCCTCATGAACAACGAACAAAACACCAACAGCATGACAAACGAAACAAGAAAAGTTGCAACTCCAGCTGAAGCGATGGAATTACTGAACATCAAAAACAATTACAAGAACTATTGCAGCTTTATGGATGTAGTTTATGAGCGAGGAGAAGGATACACCGCAGCGCTTCAAATGGCGGATGGTAGCAAAATGATTGTCACTTGTACTTGGTCGGAATCCGCTGATAAGTTTGTTGTAGTTCAGAATCAATTAATACAGAAATAAACCCAATGCCCTGCCTTCGGGCGGGGCTTTATCTCTTTACCATGAACAACGAACAAGCAAACACCACCATGAAGCACGGGTTACTTTCAACAATTAGCCGAATGAGTACGGTGGACATAAAAGCCAAATTGACAACAATGGATAAGCAGCCGAATGGCACTTGGAAGCATGAGGATGTAGTATTAGAAACGTACCTAGTAAATGAACTTTTTAACAGGTGGGAACATGAATGGGTCGAGATGTATAACGGCGAAACGGAATAAAAAAATGTGGCGCGAAGGATACGATTACCCAGCAGACGACGAAGACGAAGGCCGCGACTACTACGAAGAGGCCGACGAACAACACGACAAACAACAAGATCAAACCCTAGACCAATGAAAAGACCTATTTGCGTGCGCTCAAGCGTACAAGTAACCGCGCCACAGTCATTCAACCAGTGGCAGCAAGACCTAGCCGAGGAACGCGAGTTCCTGCGCCTGATTGACAAAATGAAGATGCACCTAAAGCAAAACCGTGAGAAATGACAAAGAAAGAAATGCAGGAATTGCAAAAAACGATTGATAAAATTAAAGCGGAAATGCGTGTCTTAAAAGCGATAAGAAAAAATATGCTTACAGAAATAAGCAACATCGGCAAGGCATACGACAAAATAAAAAACATGATATGAATATCGAAACAATACAAGTCAGCTCCTGCCGTGGCGCATTTGATCGCGAGACGCGAATGGTTTACCTCATCGAATGGCTTGAACACGTCCGGCCCGATGTCATGATAAACGATTACAGCAAAAAACAACTGCCGGCGATTATGCCGCACGGTATATTCTACAGCCGCAGACAGGACACGATCCAAAAGCATAGCGGTTTAGTGCAGATCGACATTGACGGCAAGCACCAAAGCGCTGGATTTGATTCGGAGAACGTGGTGCGCGATATGGAAGCCGCGCCGTACGTCGTAGCCGGTGGCATTAGCTGCATGGGTGAGGGCGTTTATATGCTGATCGCAGTTGACGGCATAAACGAAACCAATCACCGAGAGAAAGCCAGCCGCGTCATGGATCTAATCGAGGAACAATTTAACGTGCTGGTAGATGTGCCCGTTACAAACAACCTGAGCAGTTTGCGGTTTGCATCCGGATACGCGCCATTCATCAATTACGACGTTACACCTTTAACCTTTGAGCAATGAATAACACCGACGAATTGAGGGCGCTATCCGCAAAATACGATATGCATCAGGATCACTTCCACAAAGACCCGCGCGGCTTTGTAATTATGACGCGCCGAGGCGTCGAACACTTACAAGCCAAAATAAAGGCCGAGGTTCGATTTTCTACCGTGCCCGAATGGTCAGATACCAAGGAAGGGAAATACTGCGTTAAAGCCTACGCAAAATGCGAAATAGGCAAGGTTGAGACGTTTGGCGAGGCGAGCAA